AATCAGAACCGGTGATAGTGCTAAAATTATCAAGACGAACAATATCGTACTTAGTAATGTTGTGATCGCTCGCAAACGTGAGTGTAATAGTTGCATCGCCATTGGTTGTTGTAAAAGCACTGGTTAAAGTTGTTGTAGCTTTAATAGGTGTTATATCATAAAAAGCACCACCAGAATAGACGTATAAAAATCGGTTAGTTCCAAGAGCCGCGTACTTTATTCCGCTGGCATTGACAAAATGGTGAAGCGCCGTATTTCTTCCTGTTAAAGTGCTGTCTCCTAATTGAGCCCAGCCACCTATTTTTTCAGGAGTTCCATATCTAAAACGAACGTAGTCACCACCGACCCACTGGCCTTCGCCACCGGTTTCTGTAACCTGTTTATTGAATCCTGGTAAAATTTGTATCTTTTGAAGCATAAAATTCTTATACCTTTAAAAATACTGTCCCGCAATATTATTCCGGCTTAGTCGGCCATGTAGCATTATTGACTTTATCAACAGTATCTTTTCCTGCGGGTAAATCCCTTAATGCCTGACGATATGTTGTCATATCTTCTGCCATGGTTACATCTGATAAAGCATAAAAATCTGTTTCAGCAAGAAGTCTATTTCTTTTAGTTCTTAGTCCCGCTAAAGCTCTTGCAGGCGCTGCATTAGCCCAAGCAGCTTCTTCCGCATCTCTAGCAGTTTCTTGTTCTGCTGTGAACTGAACTCTTACTCCGTTTATATTATGGTATCTTGGCATTTTTCCTCCTTAATTTTATCCTATTCCAAATAATGATATAGTTCCATCCTGTATTTCTCCTGAACTCATTTTGAACTGGATCGCATTTACAGCTGCAGTCGTGTTTATATATCCAGCTACAAAAAAGTCATAAATATATGGATTGTCAGCTGATTGCGGAAAAGTGTTCCTAGAACTAAAATGTTTAGTATAGGTCGTTGATGACGGATTCCATAAATAAAATTCTGTACAGCCACCACTATCAACTTTAGTATCCAAATATGACATTAAAGTTCCATAACCTGTTCCAGCTATATCCTGACCTGAATCATAATTAAACGCTGCTCCAGCACCAGCTTCATTCTGATACCCACGAAATACTGTACCTATTTTACTTAGATCGTAGTTACTGCCACCATCATCAGAAGCATTAAATTGAAAAAGATCACCTGAAGGAGTAACAGTTTCAGCATGAATATTCATAAGTATAAAACAATACACATCATAAGTATCATCCAGTCCTGAAGTAAAACTCAGATCATCATCCGAACCATCGGAAGTGAGTGTTTGAATTAATGTCCATGCTCCTCCCCCAGCTTCAGTCGCTTTTACAAGGCCTGTATGTCTACCAGCGTTTTGTGATATAATTCCACTCATTAACTATCCTTAATTCCAAATAATTTTATTTTACCACCTTGAATTTCACCAGCAGTGAATGTGAATTGTATGGCTGTAATTGCCGCTGTAGTATTGAAATAACCAGCAATCATTGAGTCAGTCGAACTTGGAGATACTTCGCTACTAGTTATCCGAGCCGCAAAATGTGTAATGAAAGTTGTACTCGATGGTCCAAATAAATACATGTGTCCATTTATATTGGCATCAGCGTCATTAGAAGTATGCATACTCAATTCTTGCACACCTGTTGCTTGGTCTGAATCTCTGTCTGAATCATAAGCAACTGCCTGACCACTATCATCTTCCAAATGATATGCTCTAAAATAAGTTGATATTTTTGTAATATCGTATGCATGACTTGAAGTATCATCTGAACCATTCATCATAAGTCTAACATTATTAGTTTCAGGATGAATGTTTATAAGTTGAAAACAGTAAAGCGGATAGGTTGAATCCAGAACAACGTCTGAAGCACCATTGACAAAAGTTAAATCATCATCAGAACCACCGGAAGTTAGTGTTTTAATTGCTGTCCAAGTACCTCCTCCACCTTCTACAGCTTTAATCAGTCCTGAAGTTCTACCTATGTTTTGTGATACAATTCCACTCATATTGTCAATCCTAATAGTATAAAATCTCCAGCATCTATGTTTCCACTTGTTGATGTAAATTGTATGGCATCAACCGCTGAAGTGGTATTCCCATAACCAGCTACATAACACTGTACCATATAATCTGCATAAGCAGAAAAAGTTCCATGCCAACTAAAAAATTTAGTATATGTTGTACTAGCAGGATTAAATAAATACATTATACCTGAACAAGACTGATCAGCATCTGCACCCGCATGTACTTCATACGTAAGCAATTGAGAACTAGTGCTTTGTGCTAGATCTGATCCAGCATTATAACCAACAGCTCCACCGCTTGCACTCTCAGCATGATAAGTATCAAAGGCAGAAGTAGTCTTTGTTACATTATAATTACTTCCAGTATCAATGGATAAATTAAATTGAAGATTTTGATTGTCAGTTTGAAGATGAGCATTGACTATATTTATAGCATACATTTTGTAAGTTCCATCTAAAACTACATCGCTTGTACCATCTACAAAAGAAACATTAGCACTTGAACTTGCTGTGATTTTTTTGATAAAAGTCCACGCACCTCCACCGCCTTCAGGTGATTTAATCAGTCCTGAATTATCCAGAGTATTCTGTGCAATAATCCCGCTCATGGATTACCTCGTTTGATCTAAATAGCTAACTACTACATCTACTGCCGCTGATGATGCTGTTTTAGCTACTAAATGATCTTCATCTGAAATTACAAACTTCGTTGTCAATTCAAAAGTTTCATTTGCACCAATCGCTTGATCGGAAAGAATTTCATAATCAGTTCCACCACCGTCATCGTCAATAAATAAATCAAATGTTTCAGCCGCCCCAGCAGTTTCACAAAACATAATTGATAAAATAGTGTAGGTATGTCCATCCACACCATTTATCAAAACGTGTTCACTATCTGTGAGTGTTGCTTTGAGTGCTACACTTAATACTTCACTTGCCATATTTTCCTCCTAATTAAAACCCCATGACTAGGGCTTTTCCTGTTGTTGTTAACTGTCCACCTGCTGAGTGTGTTGTTCCAGCATGAATAACATTCCCACTACTATCACTTAGCATGTGATTTGTAGTAGATGATCCATCGTAGGAAACTATTTTTAATGTTCTAGCTGAATCTGCTGCTGCTGCATCACCTGTTCCGATTATTATATTTCCAGAGCCTGTAGTTAGATTATCGCCTGATTGATAACCAAGAGTAACATTGTATCCGCCAGTTGTAACAACTTCATTGGATTTACCACCTATGGCAGTATTATAACTATGATTGTTGCTTGCTACTCCTTCTAATGCTGAATGACCTAGAGAAGTATTATAAGTTCCAGATGCGTTTCTATAACCTGCAAGTATACCAACAGCAGTATTAGCATCACCAGTATTTGCATTTAATGCAGTATATCCTATCCCAGTATTAGCACCACCTGTTGTAGTAGATGAGCCAGCATAAGATCCTACAAAAGTATTTAATGTACCACTAGTAACTCCACCGCCAGCATCAAAACCAACACCAGTATTATGATCTCCTTGAGTAAGTCCATTCAGAGCATCAATACCAACTCCAGTATTCTTAATAGCAGCATCCAAAGTTCCTGTTGTTGAATGACCTACTAATAAACTGTCTGTGAAATTCGTTCCTTCAACTTTTCCAGCAACACCACTACTAGCATCTTCCCATGCTGCAGCTGCACCTGCTCCAGCAGAAGTTAATACTTGACCATCGGTACCATAATTAGCACCACCAAGTCCTATTTCACCATCCGCTGTAAGTCTGAATTTCTCAGCTGCTGCTTCTGATTTACCTAGTGCAAATACTAAATCTGTATTATTAACAGAAGAACTAAAGGTATCATCTGCTTCTGCCCATATTGAAGCTGCTATTGCAACAGCGTCTGTACCATCAGATTCTAAAGGAGCTTGAAAATCTATTCTTCCTAATTTATCTGCATCAACAACAGTAAGTTCACCAGTTGTAAGTTTTAATAAACCAGCACCTGCTGCAGTTGCTCCTCGTACTTCAAATGCATTTTCTGACTGATCATATAATCCATATGCACCAGCAGCAGCACCAAAGAATTTAACATCTAATCCTGTGTCATCGACACCGACTGTAACTGTTCCATCTATTTGTACAGCACCATCAATATCAACCTCATCTAAATTAGTTGTACCATCTACATATATGTGTCTAAATTCATAACTAGATGTACCTAAATCAATGTCATTATCTGATACAGGGAGAATAGCACCATTTTGAAAAGTAATTTGTCCTGTTCCAGCTGATGAATATGACACTTTACCTGCGGCACTAAAGTAAAATCCTGTAGCAAGATCACCTGTATTACTAAGTGCAGGGGCTGCTGCTGATCCATCAGCCGCTGATATTTGTCCTCCAGCAACTAGTTTACCGCTAACATCTAAAATACCATTCAAGTCTACTGTTGTTGCTGCAATTTGTATTTCTGTGTCTGCTACTAAATCTAATTGACCATCTGTAGATGAATTAATATATAAACCAGTATCTCTAAAAAGAAGTTTATTTGTTGAGTTTAAAGTTAAACCTGTGCCATCTGTGTGAGTTAAAGTCGTATCTGAATCTGCACCAAAACTTAATACAGCAGAATCACTTAATAATTTAAGGTCATCACCAATAATAGCGT